GGCAGGTTTGGGAGAAAGAAGACCCCCCATCATGTGACTTTACCCTGATGGCGTGGGATACGGCGTTCGAGAAGAGCCAACGCTCCGACTACTCAGCATTAACCACTTGGGGGGTGTTCTACCACCCAGATGACACGGGAATAATGCAGGCAAATATCATACTTTTGAACGCTTTTCGGGAGCGCATGGAGTTTCCAAGGCTTAAACAAGAGGCCATCGATCAATACAAAGAGTGGGATCCAGATAGTGTAATTATTGAGAAAAAGGCTTCCGGAGCGCCCCTGATATACGAGATGAGGGCAATGGGGATACCGGTACAAGAGTTCACGCCAAGCAAAGGCAACGACAAGATTAGTCGTCTAAATGCAGTTTCAGACCTATTTGCGTCTGGTAGAGTGTGGGCGCCAAACACGCAGTGGGCTGAAGAGGTAATTGATGAGGTTGCATCTTTTCCGTCTGGCGAGCATGATGACTACGTTGACTCTGTATCCCTTGCGTTGATGAGATTCCGCAAAGGTGGGTATTTGCGTACTAATTTAGATGAACCGGATGAGGTTCCATATTTCAAACGCAAGTTTGAAGGCTATTACTAAGGACAGAATATGGCAATTGATAAAGCAATAGGGCAAGCCCCGATGGGGTTGGATGAAAATTTACTGCTCGGGCAAGAAATGGAGCCTGATATTGAAATTGAGATAGAAGATCCCGAACGGGTAAGTATTAAAACCGGCGACCTTGAGATTGAGATTGATCCGGACGAAGAGTCAGATGACGACTTCAATGCCAACCTCGCTGAAGAGATGGACGAGGACGAGTTAACTCAGTTATGTAACGACCTGATTGGTGAATTTGAAGAGGACTTATCCAGCCGCAAGGACTGGATGCAGACTTATGTTGACGGCCTAGAACTTCTGGGTATGAAGATTGAAGAACGCACGGAGCCGTGGGAGGGTGCGTGCGGGGTGTTTCACCCCATGCTGTCAGAAGCTCTGGTGAAGTTCCAGAGTGAAACAATGATGGCCACGTTCCCAGCCGCTGGGCCAGTAAAGACCCAGATCATTGGCAAAGAGACGCCAGCTAAGAAAGAGTCTGCGATTCGTGTGCAAGACGACATGAACTACCAGTTGACGGACGTGATGAAAGAGTACCGGCCTGAGCATGAGCGCATGCTGTGGGGCTTGGGTCTGGCTGGCAATGCGTTCAAGAAAGTGTACTTTGATCCGGGTTTGGATCGGCAAGCATCGTTCTTTGTACCTGCTGAAGACATCGTTGTACCCTATGGCGCGTCTAATCTAGAGTCCTCGCCACGTGTGACGCACGTGATGCGCAAGACTGAGAACGAGTTGCGCAAGCTACAAGTGGCGGGTTTCTACCGCGACATTGACTTGGGCACACCTGACAACATACTTGATGATGTTGAGAAGAAGATTGCCGAAAAAATGGGCTTCAGGGCCACCTCCGACAACCGTTTCAAACTCTTGGAGATGAACGTAGACCTTGACTTGAAAGGCTATGAGCACAAGGACAAGAAGGGCGAAGAGACCGGCATTGCACTGCCGTATGTGGTAACCCTTGAGAAAGGGACTAGCAATGTGCTGGCTATTCGGCGTAATTGGGAACCTGATGATAAGACCCACGCCAAACGACAACACTTTGTCCACTATGGGTACGTTCCCGGGTTTGGCTTCTACTGCTTTGGCCTCATCCACCTGATCGGGGCTTTTGCTAAGTCAGGCACTTCTCTTATCCGTCAGCTTGTTGACGCTGGTACGCTGAGTAATCTGCCCGGTGGTTTTAAGACTCGTGGCATGCGCGTCAAGGGGGACGATACACCGATTGCTCCGGGTGAATGGCGCGATGCGGATGTGGCCAGCGGCACACTAAAAGACAACTTACTACCCCTGCCTTATAAGGAACCCAGCCAAACGCTGATGGCGTTGCTTGGGCAGATCGTTGAAGAAGGTAGACGTTTTGCCAACACGGCTGATCTGACGCTCAGTGACATGAGTGCGCAAGCGCCTGTAGGTACTACCTTGGCTATTCTTGAGAGAACTCTGAAGAATATGAGTGCCATTCAGGCGCGGGTTCACTACAGCATGAAGCAAGAGTTGGGACTCTTGAAGAACATCATCGCTGAGTACACACCTGAAGACTACGACTACCAGCCAAGCGAAGGCTCGCGTAAGGCGAAGAAGTCTGACTACGATGACGTGGACGTGATCCCCGTCAGTGATCCTAATGCGTCAACAATGGCGCAGAAGATTGTGCAGTATCAGGCTGTGCTCCAGTTGGCTCAAGGCGCACCCCAACTTTATAACCTGCCGCTCTTGCACCGTCAGATGCTGGAGGTGCTGGGTATCAAGGAAGCATCCAAGCTCGTGCCAATGGACGATGACCAGAAGCCGACCGACCCGGTGTCAGAGAACCAGAACGTGCTCAAGGGCAAGCCGGTCAAAGCGTTCCTTACCCAAGACCATCAGGCTCACATTGTTGTGCACATGGCCGCGATGCGAGACCCCAAGATCATGGCACTTTTGGAACAAAACCCCATGGCGCAAGCCATGCAGTCAGCCATGATGGCGCACATCAACGAGCACTTGGGTTTTGAGTATCGCAAGCAGATCGAGCAGCAGCTTGGTATGGCGTTGCCGCCGCAGTTAGATGAGTCGGGCGAAGAAGTTAGCATGGATCCCGAAGTCGAAGCGCGGCTGTCTCCGATGTTGGCACAAGCTGCACAACAGTTGCTCCAGAAAAACATGCAGGAAGCACAGCAGGCTCAGGCAAAACAGCAGGCGCAAGATCCGATTATCCAGATGCAGATGCAGGAACTCCAGCTTAAAGCAGAGGAGAACAAGCGCAAGGCTGCTAAAGATCAGGCTGACAACGCCATCAAAGCGGCGCAGTTGCAGGTTGAGCGTGATCGCATCCGGTCACAAGCCGACACTGACGACAAGCGTATCAAGATAGATGCAGTGAAGACTGCTGCGCAGATGAGCGCCGATAAGGAAGGCCGCATGATTGACAGGGGTGTGGACATCCTGAAACAACTCTCTAATAAGAGCCACGAAGAACAACTGCGGCTTATGCAGGAGCGTATTCAAGTGAGGCAACAGGATCAACAACGAAATCGACAACCCAATAAAGGTGAGTAATGGATGCATTTGAAATTCTTATCAAACAAGCTGATGAGAAAGTTGAGCAACTCAAGGACTATCTGGCCGATGGCAAGTCCGAGTCCTACGAGGAGTACAAGAAACTGTGTGGTGAGATCCGTGGTCTGCTCATCATGCGGGGATATACCCTAGACCTGAAACAACGATTGGAGAACGCGGATGACTAGTTCCATCCTGTTGGCTACAGACGCCAACAACCCACAAGTTGTGGGAGCCTATAACTTTGCTGCAACCGCAGAGGAAAAAGGCAAACAACTGCCCAAGCCGTCAGGCTACCGGATTCTTTGTGCCATACCAGAGGCAGATAAAGAGTTTGAGGACAGTGAGGTGGGTTTGATTAAATCTGACCAGACTATGCGCGACGAGGAGACCCTCACAACGGTCTTATTTGTTGTAGATATGGGGCCAGACTGCTATCAAGACCCGGTAAAGTTCCCTAACGGGCCGTGGTGTAAACAGGGAGATTTCGTCCTTGTGCGCCCACATTCGGGTTCTCGCTTGGTCATACATGGCCGTGAGTTCCGCATCATCAATGACGATACTGTCGAGGCCGTTGTAGACGACCCACGTGGTATCAAACGCAAATAAAGGAGCACAAAATGCCTTTTGAAGACACAGAATTTAAGTTTCCAGACGAAATTGAGAGTAAGGGTAAACCCGTACGGGAAGCTCCCGAAATTGAAATTGAGATCGAAGATGACACTCCTGTAGAGGATCGTGGCCGTCAACCCATGCCTAAACCCCTCGTTGAGGAACTGGAAAAAGACGAACTTGACCAGTATGACGATAACGTCAAGACCAAACTCAAGCAGATGCGCAAGGTCTGGCACGACGAGCGCCGGGAAAAGGAATCCGCTGTACGTGAGCAGCAAGAAGCTGTAACTTTGGCACAACGCTTACTAGAAGAGAATAAGCGCATCAAAGGTATTCTAGATACTGGTGGGAAAGAATACGTCACAACCATGCAGAGTAATTCTGATATGGAACTGAAAATTGCCCAACGTGCTTATAAAGAAGCCTACGAGGCAGGTGACGCCGACAAGATGATGGACGCCAACCAAGCGTTGCAAATGGCCAACTTAAAGGCCATACAGGTAAAAAACTTTCGCATGCCCTCTTTACAAGAGGAAGAAACTCGTGTACAACCTCAACCTGTGCAGTATCAACCTGCACCGTATGTACCCGAACCGGACAACAAAGCAGTAGTGTGGCAAAACCGCAACCGCTGGTTTGGACAGGAACGGGGTATGACGGCCTTTGCCCTAGCTCTACACGAAGACTTGAGGGACAATGGCGTAGAGGTTGGTTCTGAAGATTACTACCGCGAGTTAGACAAAACAATTCGCAAACGGTTCCCAGAGAAATTTGAGGAACAAGAAGACAGTAGGCAGAGTACTCGCACAAGACCTAGTACCGTAGTCGCCTCGGCAGTTCGTAGCACGGCCCCCACCAAGGTTAAGCTAAAGCAAAGCCAAGTAAACCTAGCCAAAAAATTTGGCTTAACTCCTGAGCAATATGTGAAGGAAGTTTTGAAATTGGAGGCCCAAAATGGTTGATGTTAAAGACAACAAACTCACACGCGAGTTGACAACACGTGCGGTACAGGAGCGCCCTAAACAGTGGTCGCAACCTGAACTGTTGCCTGAACCGGACAAAGAACCCGGTTACAACTACCGCTGGATTCGTGTTTCTACAATGAATCAGGCAGATCCCCGTAACTTATCGGCCAAACTCCGAGAAGGCTGGGAACCCGTTGCCATTGAGGAACAACCGAAGTTTCGACTGTTAGCCGATCCCAGTAGCCGTTTTAAGGACAGCATTGAGGTTGGTGGACTATTGCTTTGCAAGACACCTACTGATTTTGTAGCCCAGCGAAATGCCCATTTTGCCAAGGTTACCCAATCTCAGACAGATGCTGTAGACAATAGTTTCATGCGTCAAAGCGATGCGCGGATGCCGCTCTTCCAAGAGCGTAAATCCTCAAGTAGCTTTGGCAAAGGTACTTAATTTTTAAGGAGTCTTAAATGGCTTATCCCGTCGTCTCGGCCCCCTACGGCCTAAAGCCGATCAACTTGATCGGTGGTCAAGTATTTGCGGGTTCTACTCGTGAATATGCAATCATCAACAACTACGCTACGAACATCTTCTACGGTGATCTTGTGGCCTTGGTTCGCGGTAACTTAGAACGTATTTCTGTAACTACTGGTACGCTGGGTACAGTTGCTGGCATCTTTTTGGGATGCTCGTATACCAACCCGCTGACCAAACAGAAAACGTTCTCTCAGTACTACCCAGCAAGTACTGCTGCGGGTGACATTGTTGGTATCGTTTGTGACGATCCTGACACCGTGTTCTCTGCTGTAGTTTGCTCGGCTACTACTGCTATTGCTTCTGGTGCTCGTGCAATGATCGGCCAAAACGTGGCAATGATCAACAACGCTGGCAACACTGCAACTGGTAATTCAAAGAACGCGGTTCTAGCTCCAAGCGCTACGCCTGCAACGACAGATGCTCTGCCTTTGCGTGTGTTGGGTTTGAATCCAGATACTGAAGTCTCTCTTGGTCAAGCCACATTTACAAGCATCTCAACTGCCACCATCACTTGTAGCGCAATTCCTTCCGCGTTGCCTGTTGGTACTGATGTAGGTTCACTGGACTCTAGCGGCAATTACATTGCTTCAGGCTCCTTTGTAATTACAGCGGCGGCGGCTGGTGCGACGACTGTGGTTATGAATCAAGCCCCCATCACTGCTTTTGGTGCAAGCTCAACGTTGGTCTTTAATCAGTTCCCAGAAATTCTGGTCAAACTGAATTTTGGCCAGCACGAGTATTACGCAGCAACTGCAACAGCATAAGGAGCTAAATCATGGCTATTTCACGCGCACAACTACTCAAAGAACTTCTCCCCGGCCTGAACGCCCTGTTTGGTCTGGAGTACGCTAAGTATGGTGAGGAACATAAAGAGATTTATGAGACCGAAACCTCTGAGCGTTCTTTTGAAGAAGAGACGAAACTGTCTGGTTTCTCTGCTGCCCCCGTTAAAAACGAGGGTTCTGCCATTGCTTATGACAATGCGCAGGAAGCATGGACTGCCCGATACAACCACGAAACCATCGCTCTGGGTTTCTCGC